GAATACCACAATTTTCTATCGCATGAAGGGTTGGGAAGAAGACACGGACCATTTGCTGATGATGCTCCCGATTGTCGGCTGCATGTTCCGCAAGGTGACGTGGTGCAAGGACCGCGCATCGGTTCGCCTGATCTCTGGCCTAAAACTGGTCGCACCGCTTTGGACTGTGGATTGCAAGACTGCCCCGCGCCTCACTGAGGTCATCGACAATCTGGCCGGTTATCAGGTCGAGCAGAAGATGGCATCTGGTGATTATCGCCGGGTTGAGCTCGGCGAGGACGAGGACAAGCAAAAGCCCCGCCTGATCCTTGAGCAGCATCGCTTTATGGATTTGGACGATGATGGCACCGCTGAGCCGTATATCATCACTGTTGACAAAGAGGCTGGCGAAGTTCTTCGCATCGAGCCTAATTTCAGCCGCGAAGAAGCTCTTGATGATCCCGACGAGCCGATTCGCAAGCAGTCGGTCTATTACGTCAAATATGACTTCCTGCCCAATCCAAACGGTGAGTTTTATGGTTACGGCTTCGGGCATCTAATCGAACAAATCGGCGATGTGGTGAATACGCTGTTCAACCAATTGCTTGACGCTGGCACGGCGGCAATCGCAGGTGGCGGGTTTATTGCATCAGGAATCCGTTTACAGTCCAAGGGCGGTTCTCTGCGCTGGCGTCCGGGTGAATATAAAACGGTTGACGTCCAAGGGCAGGCATTGCGTGAAGGTTTAATTGAACGGACATTCCCGCAGGTTTCGCCTGTTAGTTTCCAGTTGCTTGATTTGATGATGGCAGCGGCAAGGGACATTACGTCGGTCAAGGACGTCATCACTGGCGACGCATCAAACAATGGTCAGGTAGGCACCACGTTGGCTTTGATAGAACAGGGGCTTGCTCAGTTCACGGCGGTTTACAAGCGCGTCTATCGGTCACTCAAGGAAGAGTTCACGCTGATTTTCGAGTCCATGTCCAAATGGGGCGGCGATGATATTGCAGAGGATTACGCCAAGGTTCTCGACGATCCGCTGGCTGATTTTGCGTCTGACTTCAATCAGGATGACTTTGATATCAGGCCCGTTTCTGATCCAACGTCAGTGACCAAAATGCAGAAAATGAGCCGCGCAGAGTTCCTTATGGGTTTTCGTGGACAGGGCTTGGACGACATGGAGATTACACGCCGCGCTCTTGAGGCTGCTGACATTGAAGACATTGAAGGTCTTATGCCCAAGCAGGCCCCAGAACCTAACCCGGCGATGGTTGCTGGCGTCAAGAAAACCGAAGCTGAGGCGGCTGATAAGGCTGCGTCGGCGGAAGGTCGTGCAATTGAGAACCTTATCCGTGCTGCTGAGGCCGGGATAGCATTAGGACAGATGGATGGCCCCGACGCAGGACGACTTCCTGATATGGCAGGACAACCCAGTAACGAAATGGATTTTTCAGGCGGTCGAGCGTTCGGCGGCTGAGCAGAAAGCATTCTGGCTTGAGCAGAGTTGGCAAAATAAAGCGCCGGACCCCTTGCTCAGGATGGAATTGGCAACGCGGGCGGACGCCTACCTTGCCTTAATTGAAACGCCCTATGAAAGTTGGTGCAAAATCAATGAAGACGATCCCCGCACTGAATGAGTGCAGCCCCGGTATCAAGCCGAGCGAATATAACGTCTTGATCATCCCGGAAGACACCGAAGAGGTCACGGCGGGCGGGATTATCCTCGCCACTTCGACCAAGGAAATGAACGACATTTCGACAATGCGCGGGCGTCTGGTGGCAGTTAGTCCCCATGCGTTTAGCTATTCGTCGGATTGGCCGGAAGGCTCCATGCCAGAAGTCGGCCAGGCTGTTCTTTTCGCCAAATATGCCGGAACGCTCGTCAAGGGCCTTGATGGCAAGGAATACCGTCTCTGCAAGGACAAGGATGTTGCGGCAGTGATGGACGCCTGAGACAGGCAACGCAGCCCGCGATAGGGTATTCAAAGAGGCCATGAATGGACAATGAAGACTTGCTGCCAGAAGGCAGTGAGGTGGATACGGCTGCGCCGATTGCACCGGATACCGCCGATGAACAAGCCGCACATGACCCAGCGGAAGACCTTGCCATTGAACTGGGATGGTCGCCAAAGGAAAACTGGCGCGGCGATGAAGCGGATTGGAAGCCTGCTACCGACTTTCTGAAAACGACGGTCGAAATCAGCAAGGCCCAACGCAAGGAAACCAAGGCGCTCCGCGATCAACTATCGCGTCTGGAGAGAACGACAGGCACGTTAATTGAGCGCACCGTTGCTGACGAGCGCGCGAAATGGGAATCCAAAAAGGCGGAAGGCATTGATCTAGGCGACCATCAGGCCGTCAATCATGCTGAGCAGCAGTTGAGGCAGCTCGAAGTAGCCCCAATTATCGCCGCTGATGTTGATCAATTCAAGGCGCGGCATTCCGCATGGTTTGAAGTTGATCCAAGCGCAACGGATTTAGCTATTGCGACGGCAGAGCGTTACAAAGCGCTTCCGATCCCGCAGCAGCTTGAGAAGGTTGAGGAAGTCGTCCGCAAACGATTCCCTGAATATTTTGATGCACCTAAACCAGCGGCCAAGCCGCAAGCCAGTGTGTCAAATGCGAATGGCCGGATGGCCGCAACACCAGCCCGCAAGCAAGGTTATGACGCTCTTCCCCCGGATGCGAAGAAAGCCGCTGCTGTTTGGGAAAAGAAGGGTGTGACCAAAGAGCAATTCGCTCAAGAATATTGGAAGGATATCGCCTGATGGCAAATGAACGTGAGCCGAGAACGGCAACCGAAGGGCGCGAACGTCGCCGCCGGGTGGATGGAACGCTTGACCGCATGTCGTCGCTCAAGCTGGCAATCCCCCATGGAGTTGAGGATAAATATCCCGACAAAGATTTTCGATGGTTCAACGATATCGGAAACCGCATTCATTCCAAGACTGTTTTGGATGATTGGGACAAAGTTCCGGGCGTCGATCCCGTCAACGTCGATTTCCGCGAAGGACAGCCGGTCAAGGCTTTTCTCTGCATGAAGCCCAAGGAGTTCGTCCGAGAGGACAGCGCTACCAAGGAGGCTGATTTGCGTGAACAGGAAGCCGGGATCCTGAATGGCGGAACATCAGAAAGCGACCTGAGTGGTAAATCCTATGCCGCGCAGGGCAATTCAATTCGTCGGGGGCGTAGTTCCCCCTAATCAAGGAATTCTAAATCATGGCAAACGTAAGCGCCCCTCGGGGGCTTGTGCCGGTTCGTGAGGCGAACGGACAGCCGTATAGCGGCTCCGCAAATGTCTATTATGTTCCGGCTTCTGACAGCACCGCGCTGTTTCGTGGCGATCCAGTTATTGTTGCTGGTTCTGGTGACGCAGACGGCGTTCCGTCAATCACACGCGCTACAGCAGCGCTTGGCAATGCTTTTACCGGTGTTGTGGTTGGATTTGTGCCAACACCTGCTTTCACCACGCAATATCGCCCGGCTTCGGTCGCGGGATATGTATTGGTTGCAGATGACCCAAGTCTCCTTTTTGAAATTCAGGAGGATGCTGTTGGTGGTGCGATGGCAGCGGCTGATATCGGCCTCAACGTCGATCTCATCGCGGGTAGCGGCAACACCGTAACGGGATGCTCTGGCTTCATGGCTGACACGTCCACCAAGGCCACGACTGCGACGCTTCAGCTCCGCATTGTTGGCTTTGCGCAGCGCGCAGACAATGAAATCGGGGCAAGTGCCAAGATTCTCGTTCGCAACAACCTGCCCACGGAAACCGGCGCTGCCGGGTCCACTGGCCGCTAATAGGGAGTCTGGAACATGACTGCTATCACACGCTCCGCTCATCCGTCCCTTCTGTGGCCGGGTGTCAAAGCCATTTTTGGCAACACCTACAGCGAAAACCCGCCGGAATGGTCGCAGATTTTCGACAAGGACACGTCTGACAAGGCATATGAGAAGCTGGTTGAAGTCACCGGCTTTGGCCTTGCTTCGGTCAAATCGGAAGCTGGCTCTGTTGCTTATGATGGCGACAGTGAGGGTGTCACCAATACGCTGACGCATGTCGTCTATGGGCTTGGCTACATCGTGACCAAGGAAGAGATTGAAGATAATCTCTATGCTGAGGTTGGTGCGCGTCGCTCGCGGGCGCTGGCGTTCTCGATGCGGCAGACGGCGGAAATCGTCCATGCCAACATCCTGAATCGTGCGTTCAATGCGTCCTATGTCGGCGGTGACGCGGTGGCTTTGTGCAGCAATGCGCACGTCACGGCTTCTGGCAACCAGTCGAACCTTCTGACCGCTGCCGATCTTTCGGAAAGTGCGGCTGAGGACGCGGTCAAGACAATTCATCAGGTTCGCAATGCGCGCGGCCTGAAGATTGCGCTTCGCCCGCGACGGCTGATCACGCACACAGACGACCAGTTCAACGCAACGCGCATTTTCAAGTCTGATCTGCGCGTTGCAACGGCAAACAACGATATCAATGCCATCAAGGTCATGGGGTCGATTCCTGAAATCGTCTCCAATCATTACCTGACGGACAATGATGCGTGGTTCGTCCAGACCGATGCGCCTGAAGGCTTGAAGTCGTTCTGGCGTCGTGAAGTTGACCTGACCAAGGACAACGATTTCGACACCGAGAATGCCAAGGCGAAGGCAACCATGCGTTTTGCCGCTGGCTGGGGCGACTTCCGCGCCCTGTTCGGTTCAGCTGGCGCATAACCAGCAGGGAAGGCCCCGCGCCCTTAAAAAGGCGGGGCATTTTGACGGAGAACGCCCATGCCTTTCATTTGTGACAGGTGCGGGTTCCGTTATGAGAAATTGCGCAAGGAATGGACCGGCTTGATGGTCTGCGATGCGGACTATGACCCGAAGCCTTCTGATCACACTCCACCACGGTTGAGGGCCGAAGGGTTGCCGCGTCCTAACGCGCGCCCTGAGCCTCCTGAAGTATGGTGGACGACAGTTAATCCCGAAGACCTTTAGGAGGCAATATGGCGACTAGCGGAACGACCGTTTACGCCAGAACGGCGCGGGATATTATCACTGACGCAATGCGCGCTATCAGCGTTCTAGCTATCGGTGCGACGCCTACATCTGCTGAATCTGCGAATGGCATTGTCGTCCTCAATGATATTTTGAACGCCTGGAGTATCCGTGGCGTTTCGCTGTCGAAAAACGATATTGTCACTGTGACTGTAACGGCGGCAAAAACGACGCTGAGCGTTGCGATCCGTGATATTGTCGGCGCGCGAGTTGATGTCGCAGGTAATGAACGCCCACTTTCGGCATTTACGCGGTGGGAATATCTGGACATTCCGGCAAAAAGCCAAGCGGGAACGCCATCTTGCTTTTACGTCGATCAGCAGCGCGACGCGGTTTACCTTTATGTCTGGCCTGTCCCGACAACGGCAACAATCAATCTTGATGCTGACATGCGGGTTGAGACGATCACCGATGAAAGCCAAACCGTCGATATCAGGCAGGAATATCTGCCAGC